CTTTAGCAACTTGAGCAGCTCTTTTAATGTTATCATCATAAGATCTACCCCATTCTTTTCTTAACTCTTGTTCGGCTTGTGCTTGAGAAGTTTCAGTATCAATTTTAGTTTGTTGTGCAGAACCTTCCATAGAATTTTTATAAAACTCTAAGATACCTTGTGCTTGTTTATTATTTAAACCAAGTTGATGAGCATTCTCTGCAAATTGTTTTATTGCACTTTCATCTAATGGTACAACATCTGAGTTAGCTTCTAGTTTATATTTGTCTGGTGATTCTGGTCTGCCAAGTTTATCATAAACTTCATTCCATTGATCATCTGTTGAATTATTATTTGGTACTGCAACTTTATCTTGACCAATCATTCTTGTAGCATTGATATAAGATTTAGCTAACGCATCTATCTCTGTAAATTTAGCAATGTTTGGATCTTCTCTAAATTCTTCTGAGATTGCTTCTTTCCAAGACTTAGCAACAGTTGGAACTGATTGCTCTATTTGTGTTTCTTGTTTTGGTGCTTCTGTAGTAGTTTCAGTTGTCTCTGCTACAGGCACATCAGTTTGTGTTATCTGTTCTTCTGACATTATTTATCCTTTTCCTTTTGAAGCATTTGTTTAATAAATAGAAGGATGCTTCGTTGACCCTCTTGATATGCACTTTCATGACTATCACCTTTTACATTGGTTGAAGTATGATAATGACATCTCTTCTCCAGATCAGATAAAACTTGTTTACCTTCCTCTGATGAAAATGTGAATTGATAATCTTCTTTTAATTTTTTTATATATGCTTGTACAGCTTTTTCATCTTGCATAAGATCCTTTCTATGGTTTTTAATTTTCCTCTATTAATGCTTTAGTTTCTTCTGGTAATGCTTTTGCCATTGGTGCAGCAGCACCTGCAGACTCAGCAACTTGTTGCATTTGATTCATTTGTTGTTGTTGTGCTTGTTGTTGTTGTGCTTGTTCTCTTTCATCTTGAAGTTCACTAGAAGATTTTAAAACTTTTTGTGGAACTCCAACAATATCCATTAAGTGTTTAACAAGTTTATCCATATTTAAATGATCAAATACTGGAGCAACATTTGATAGTTGACCCATAATTTCTATACCTCTCATAATTGATTGTAACTCTGCAGATTTTTGTGCTTTAGCTAATGGTGATACATATTCAATTTCTATATCTTGACCAGATAAAAATTCTGGAATAGGTCCAAACAAATCTTTTCTAATCAATAATGAGAATGCTCTATCGATTAATGGTTTTAATAATTCAGATTGAAGTCTACCAAGAACTGGACCAAGTAATCTCATCTTCTCTTCGTTCCTTTGGATAACTTCTGTTGCTGTCATTTGTGGACCACTTTGCATCATTAATTGATTTACATAAAAAGCATTTCTAATTGAATCTCTTCTTTGCTCTTCCATGTTTAAACCTAATGGAGTATTTGCTCCAATGTTTAATGGTTCAATTCTATCTCTTGTTCCACTTCTATAAAAATTTAAACCACCAGGTACTGTTCTTACTGGTAAGATAAATCCATCATCTGGAACTAGTAAAGGTGGATCAACTTGTTTCTGTGCAGACTTAATTGTAGTCTTTGACATTTCATTTAACATTTTAACATCCGGCAATGCTGTCATTGCAGGAGATCTACCATAAATTTCGTGTGATGCTTTTAAGTATCTTGGTACTACAAAAGGAAACTCTCTAAATCCAGATACAGATAATTCATCACCTGTTCCTGCTTCTAAATAAACAGATTCAAATGGCATATTAGATTTATCTTGTTTCTTAGGATCAAAGTCAGCTCTAGGATATACTGCATGAAGTATTTCTACTTCTTCGTATGGATCCTTTTTATGTTTAGTTACAATACTGTCTGAAACATTTTCACCAAACTTTTGTATTGCAGCTCTAGCAGTTAATCTAAATTTTCTAAATATTGTATCTATTCTACCTTTGTCATTTTCAGAAATATAAATTTCATTAATATGTCTTGTAGAAAATTTTAAAACATCTTCCTCATCATCTTCGATAAACATTGCTGCAGTACCGAATGTAATTAGATCATGATACAGTTCAAATATTTCTTGTTGAAAGTTTGATCTGTTAATAGCTTTGTACATAACTTCAGTAGCATTTTCTAACCAGGCTTTTGCTTCATCGTTATCTGAAAGTTCTTCACCTTTAAATCTTAATGAGAACCAAGTTGTAGAAGGGTTTGTCAACATACCATGAAGTGATGCTGCAAGTAATTCTACTGCTTGTAATGGTGAACTATCAAAAATTAATTCAGTTCTTTTGTCACCTTTAGATCTTGATTTAGTTACATCTGCTTTTCTTGGTTGCATATAATCTGCAACTTCTTGCCAATGAGACTCCCAGTTTTGTCTGTTAGATTTTAATCTATCAAATCTTTTTAATAATTTTTTTGTTAAATCTGTTTGCATATTATCCTAATAAACTTTTTTGACCCAAAGTTAAACCTTTATCATCTGTTATACCTTGAGGAGATGTAGCTATTAGAGAACTTTTAGTTCTTGTTCCTCTTCTTTTTTTAAGTAATAAATTTGCTTTTGCTCTTGCTTCTTCTGAAGTCATTACAGACTCTGGTGCTTTAACTTGTTGTGGTAACTCTTCAACTTTTTGAACAGGTGCTTGTACTACTTGATTACTACCACCATCACCACCTTGTCTAACTGTTCTACCATAAAAATCTGTTTTACCTGCCATTCTATTTTTTTGATGTGTACTATAAATTTTTTCTTTTTGAGCATCACTCATTGCATCCCATTCGGCTCTATTAATTCTAATGTTGCTTCCTGCTTTTTTATTTCCTATAACTAAATTTTCAAATGCTTTTCTATTATACTTTGCACCTTTAGCTAATGGTTTTTTTAACATTGTTGCTACAATTTTTGTTCCACCAAAAGGCAAGTTGTCTATAGATCTATTAGATTTGTTAGCACCTTCACTTATAAAAGTGCTTCCAACTGTTTTTCCTTTTTCATTTATGGTTTTATAATTACCAGTACCTTGTGTAATTTTATTACCAAATTTATCTACACCTATTACTTTTGGTGCAGTATATTTTTGTGCTACTGTTCTTTTTGGTCCAGCGTCTTGTCTTCCATTACCACCAGATGCACTAGGAGATCCCATTATTTACCAAATGTTAAAGATGATTTAGTTTCAGATACAGTTTCAGATTTTGCTTCTTTGTTTACTGCTACACCTTTTTGTAAATCATTCATGTTGTTAAATTTAGGTTCTGCTTTTTTATTTGCAGGTTTCATTTTTTTAATAGCTTTTTTTATTTTCTCTAACATAATTATCCTAATAAAGTTTTCTTCTCCACATCTGCTTCTTCCATTTCAAGAAGTGGTGAAGTTTTGATTGTTGATTTTCTTCCTCTTCTTCGTCTTTCTTTAGCTGCCATTTCGGCATCTAATTTTTTTTGCTCAGCTTCTGACAACTCTGTATCCGGTGGTTCCGGCAAAGGTTGAACTGGTGGCAAACTTGGTGTCTTTGGTTTTAAAATTGAACCCATAATTACATAATCCTATAATCATTATCTGCTACACTTTGTGGAGCAGTTTGTCTAGTATTTAATTCTTGTAGTCCAACTGCCAGGTAACGCATTGCATCACAAGCGTGTGAACTCCAATCATGTACCGGCTTTGATCTAAACATTCTATTTTTATCAATATACTTCCGGTGATAATGTCTTAACGCATCTATGAGATTTTTGCAATGGTCTGTGTCAATCCAACATCGGTTGAGCAACATGGTTACTGCGTGGATGCCTTCCTCAACTGGTAGCTTCGGTACTACCTTAAATCTAATTCCAAGTTGATATGCTATCTCTCTTCTGGTTTTTCCATTGCCGAACTCCTGTACTTCAATATCGTGTGGTGCAAAATGATCTTTATAAACATAAGGTTTTTCGTCTAGCAACTGAATATAGTGTGGTAATCCATGACCCCTTTCCTCAATATAATCTATTATCTGTACTGATGTTCCTTTCTGTTGAAAGAATATAATACTACTGTGATCTGCGACACCGAGATCCCATGCAGTAGAGACAGGCAAAGTGGGATCGTAGGGAACTCTAGATAGTTGCTTCTTATCATCTAGTTTGTTCATTTCGTCTCCATAGATTGCACCTTCTATATTTGCTATCCAATCACACTCAAACTCTTGCATATACTTTTTCTCACCCATAACTTCTCTTGCTTTCTCTAATTCTTCTGGATCTACAATTTTAGTTTCACTTGCTTTAGCTTTGTAGTTAAACCAATCTTCTGCACCATTAGCGTGTTGGTATAGATCATAAAAATTATTATTCATTCCGGCAGGTGTTCCAATAAAGACGCAGTATCCTTTTCTGTCAGATAATGCCGGTCTTATGATTTCTGCAAACAATTTTCCTTCAATGTTTGCGTACTCATCGATCACACAACCATCAAGATAAATACCTCTTAATCCATCTGAGTTTTCTGCTCCAAGTAATGTAATTCTAGCACCATTAGGTAAATCAACTCTAAGTTCTGTTTCGTTAAACTTCGTTGCTGGGATCTTTGCTGTAAACTGCTTCATGTAATCCCAAGCAATAGACTTAGCTTGTTTAAATGTTGGAGCAATATATGCAAATCTAGGATTCTTCAAATTACAGGTTAGAGCTGATTTAATTAAATGATTTATCATGCATACTGTTTTACCGAACCTTCTGTGGCAAACTAGCACACTCCATCTATGTTTATTTATTTGTTGATGTAGATAACTTTGATGTTTTCTGGGAGTATACGGAATCTTAATGTTCATTGTTTAATGCATCATTTTAGAACGAGAAGCCTCGTTAACAGGATGGTATTCAACACCTAATGTCATCATTACATAATCTGCAAATAGTTCTGCTGCTTTCTTATTGGGGATACCAAAGAATTTTATTGTTAGATTATTATTCTTTTCATCAACATAAGCAATACAATCAAAATCATCGCTATTTAAATAATCCATATACCAGATGTAGTACATTCATATTTTAAAACAACAAAAAAATAATTTTGGAAAAAGGGTTGTATAACTGGTGCAGGGTATGTCTGTGTGTCTGTTGGAAAATCCCATGTATATATATAAGAAAAGTTAGGTAGAAAATTTGGGGTATGTGGGGGTAGTAATTTTTAAAAACCTCTAAAAACTCCAGGAATTTTATTAACGATAATTGTCGACTATCAATACAAATGTCTGATAACTGTTAATTATCAGAAAATAAAACCGGCTTATTCAATCCGTTTGTTATGTTGCATAAGATAAAATTAATTAGCTTGATAAAGTTGAACCATGTTTTTAACTATCTTTTAACTTTCTTTTAATTCTCTTTTAACTTTCTTTTTTATAATCATTCTAATCTACCTGCGACAATTATGTCATTTAATAATTTAACCCATTTGATATTTATTATGAAAAAAAAACAAACAAAGGAAAAAAACAAAATGAATACTGTCCAAATAACAAACCACAAAATGAACAATGAAGTTTACCTATTAAGAAGAAGAGTAATTGATATTTTATATCAAGCAAAAGATTTTGATATTAAATTACCTCGTATCAATGTTAGAATTGGAACGGCTACTGAAAAACATAAAAATGTTTTGGGTGTTGGGGGAAATAAAAATATATGGATAACAGAAAAAGCAATTAATAAAGGTTATCAATATTTGCTTCATGTTGTATTACATGAATTGTGTCATGCCGTTTATAATTTAGATCATAACGAAAAATGCAAATTAATGGCATCAGTTTTAGATAAACCTTGTGGAATTACTGAAGCATGGAAAATATTTAAAAAATACTCAAAAAAGGAGGGGAAATAATGCTTACAGTTTTTAAATGGGTTTTATTAATATTATTATCTGTTGCCGGAATGGTACTGGCAACAGATCCAAATTATCAAACAACCGGATTTATTTTGGCGTTTGGTTGCTTTTTATTATTTGCAATAGATGTTGCAAGAAATTTCATTAATTAGGGGGAAATATGGAACAAATGCTTTATGAATTATTTTATATAACAATAATATTCGCTTTAATTGGTTTTAGATTATTTAGAGATTAATGCGACAATTTGGCAATATAAATCAAAAAATCAATCAGTAAATTAAATTAAAAAAACGGAGAAAAAAAAATGTTACAAAAAAAACAACCTACATATCAAGATCTAACTAAATTAATGTTCACAAATGGAAATCCAAAAACAGATAAAAACTTAAAAATAGAAAGTTTAAAAAAATATTGGATTAAACGGCTTAACCTTGCACCGGCTTCAATATCCGGTTTCAATACTTGTGCAAGTGCTTCAAAAGGTTGTCGAGAAGCTTGTTTGCATGAAGCCGGGAACCCGGTTTTTATGCCTCAAAAAACATTAGGTAGAGTTAACAGAACTCAATTGTATTTTAAAGATAGAGCAAAATTTTTATATATGATCACTAAAGAAATAAGAAATCATGAAATCAATTGCAAAAAACACGGATTAAAACCGGTAATTAGATTAAATACAACTAGTGATATAATGTGGGAAAATCACAAAATATTTGATTTATTTCCAAATGTGCAATTTTACGATTACACAAAACATTTTAAAAGAATGATTAAATATTTAAAAGGTTCAATGCCTGGTAATTATCATTTAACATTCTCAAGGAATGAAGAGAACGACACGCAATCAACTCAAGTTCTCAAAGCCGGTGGCAATGTTGCCGTAGTTTTTAGAAATAAATTACCGGAAACTTACAAAGGATACAAAGTTATTTCCGGTGATGAGCATGATCTAAGATTTTTAGATGATAAAAATGTTGTAGTCGGATTAAAAGAAAAATTAACTTTAAACAAGCACGGAAAATTAGACAGAGATAATTCCGGGTTTGTAGTTGATATTAAATAAACAATAACAGAGAGGAAAAAATGACACTTGACGAAATAATCAAAATACAAAGCGTAATTGATAAAAGAAAACCGGCTCAAGATACGATTAAACTATTAGAAAAAAAGAGGTTTTCTAAAAGCAAAAATAAAGAGATTAAACTCGGTGATATGCATATTGACCATTTTTTAAGATCTTTAAATTTAAATGGCTTTTTAAATTTCAATAAAACAAAGACAGAGATTGAGACAGAGCAATTGATTAAGAAACTTAAATCAACTGTTGTAAAAATTAATAATAAAATAGAAAGAG